AGCAACAGGAGCGACGGGACAGCAGGGGGCAACTGGAGCAACAGGACCGACTGGCGCACAAGGGGCAACAGGAGCAACAGGACCGACTGGCGCACAAGGGGCAACAGGAGCAACCGGACCAATAGGACCAACTGGACCGCAGGGTGCTACTGGGACTTCTGGTGCTACTATTCTCGGGTTAAATAATACTTTTACTGGGTCTAATACCTTCACTCAAACCATTATAGGCAATTTAAGCGGTAATGCTGTAAGTGCTACAAATGCTACGAATGTTGGTATTGCTTCTACAAGCACTAACGCTTCTTATTATCCTACTTTTGTATCCGCTACAAGTGGTAATCTACCATGTAAGGTAGATAGTGATTTAACATATAACCCTTCTACAAATATATTATCAACGCCTAACCTTTATTTAGGTAGTGGAATAACTACTGCTACTATTAATTCTCCTGCTGGTATGAACTTTCAATATGGGGGGGCAAATACTTTTGAAGTAAATAGTAATGGAGTTCTATTAGATAATATACAAAAATTAGCGAATACTGGTGATTTAAATATTCAAGGTTGGAGTGGAAACGGAACTACTGCTGGTGGTGTTAATATACAAAGCAACGATAGTGCTGGTGTTTTTACGTATCAAGGTGTAGTAAGTGTGAATGCGGATACTACTTATCAAGCGTATTTACAAGGCACTATTAATGCTGGTTCTCCATTAGGAAGTCAATTTGGGGTTAATTATACTGGATTTACTTTTAATGGTATAGGGCAAAATCCTATTCTTAATGGTGCTAATAATGGAGTTTCAACAGATTTAACAATTCAACCAAATATTATAATTAATAATCCAAGTGGTAATCCTACAATAAGCGGACAAAATAATACAAGTGCTACTTCATTAGTAGTTTCTACTGGTGTAAATACCCCTTTATTAACACTCTCTAATTTGGGACAACCAACAATTATAGGACAAAATACCGGTAATAATAGTGCTATTTTAGTTCCGTTTGGGGTTTTAGATAATATTACCCTTGCGTCAGCTGCTACTGGAACTATTACATTATCTACTTCTGCTTTATATTATCAAAATTATTTTACTGGTAATGGTGCTATTACTTTAAATCTTCCTTCAACAACATTACAACCAAACGGAGCGTGGTTAGGTATTTGTTTTGCTCCAAACTCTACAACAGCAAGAACTATGACTATAAAAAATAGCGGTGGAACAACTATAACTGTATTAACAAGTGGAACAACCGCTTATTCTGCTGGAACTTCTGCTACTTGTGTTAGAATGGTTATTAGTGGTGGTAATTGGTATTGTTTTTAACTCCAATAATTTAGCGTTAGTTTATTTAGCGACATTTCCGCCGTTTTTTTTTGTTTAGGTATATTATAACCGCCAAAATGTCCGCTGCCTCTCTTCTTGCCGTTTATAACGGAACTGACCCCGAACTTGCCTTCCCTACCGGCTCCGCAGGAACCGCAACTCTTGCCGCTACTCTCGCCGTTGGAAACTCTGCCGGTACTTATGATATTAACATGAATGGAAAGTCCGTTCTTGACGCCCTTGATGTTGTAGCCACCGGCGATGTAAGTGTTGGCGGCGCAGTTAAGGGAACTGCCGCTGCTACTTTTGTTGTTGAGGGTGCTGCCGGTCATGGTGTATCCGTTCAGGGACCCGTTGGTGCTTCTCTTGTCGCCACTACTGGTGGTGCTGCCGTCACTTCAACTGCCGGAGCAATCACTTTGACCGCTGGTGCTGCTGCTCCTGGTGGTCTTGTTCTCGCCGGTGCTGGTCTCCCTGCTACTGCCCGAACTGCTGATGCTTGGACTGCTACTGCGAACACAGGACACTATCTCGCCATCACCATCGGGAACACTCCTTATTATATCCCCCTTTCTGCTGCTACTTGGTAAAATTATACGGCACATTTAGCACTAATTTAATATCATACTATATTAATAAGTATAATATTAAATCATGTCAGTTGCGAACATACTTAATAGTTATGACGGAGACGCACCTACACTCTGTATAGCGGGTGGTGGAGGTGGTGGTGTTAGTAATATATTAGTAGGAGCAGGTCTTACAAAAACAGGAACCGGCGCGACCCCACAAATCAATTTAGGATTTACAGCATCAAATCAATTATTAGTTGGAACTGGTAATAACTCTGGAGCGGTTTTACCTCCTGGACCCAACGGATACTTTCTCCGTGTCAATCTTAGTGGTAATCTTGAGTACGCACCTGTCGCTACAGGCGGAGTTGTAAGCGTGACGGCATTAGATAATAATGTTGGGTATGTGGATAATACACATACAGCAACCCCGCACATCGGTCTCGCCTTTCCAGCAACGCAGGGGTGTATCCCATCAGGAAACGGGGTTGGTGTAAATCAGGGTGCTTTTACGGCACCATTAACATTTCCCGATAATCAAAATTGGGTTCTAACTGCTAATAACATGGCGGCGAATGGAGTCGGTTGTAATTGGGCTCCAGCCGCAGGGACGGTATTTACAGGAGAAGCACCTTTAGTAGAGTTTGTTGATGGAACATTAAGCAAAGTTGGTATTGATTTCACCGCTAATTCCGTAGGTCAAATCCCCGTCGGGATAAGTTCGGTTGGAGGTAAGTTAGGAACTCTAACCCCAGCATTAACCTTTCCTGCTGATGAAGGGAAAGTACTCGTCGCTCGTGCCGCGCAGGCTGCTACAGGTGGATACAATTTGGAACTTAATACTGCGGGTTCCGTCCAGAGCGTATCTGCTGCGCCTACTAATGTGATATTCGTGGATAATACTGCTCCTACTGCTCCAAAAGTGGGGGTTGCCTTTACGGCGAAGGGCGATTTGACGGTTGGAACAGGGGCGAATACGGGGGTGATTCTTCCTGTACTTCCTGCCGAAGCAGATGATTATGTGCTTACAACCGCATCGGCAGAAGCATCGGGTCTCAAATGGAAAGCACAGGGTTCAGGAAGCGCTCCTACTATTAATAGGTCTTCTAATTATGCTGCTGCTACTCCAATTCTTCCACCTACATCTGCGAATGATACTATGTTGCTTGTTGCCGATTTGATAATACCTGAAAGTTGGGTGAATAATGCTGCTTGGACTTCTATACTACCGCCATTTAAATCATCTACCGCTGGAAACTATTTATTATATCCTACTACTATCCAAACAGGATTTCCTTTTCCCGATAATGAAGCACCGGGTATTGGGGTGAATGTTAATGGAGTGCCTAAAGGTTGGGTTGCCTATTTAGGAGGTGGAACTGCTCCTTTTGCCGACCCTGTTGCTTTAAGCATTACAGAGTTCGGTGGTTATGTTTGGATTACTGGAGGGTTTGATACATGTGGAACTTTTAACAACCCCCCTACTCCTGATACAACACTTGGACCTGCTGGTTGTATTGTTAGGTTTGATATTACGACGAATGATATTATTCTAATTAATGATGCGGTTAATATATCCGGTGTGGATAAAACTGGCGGGAATGCTCTTGTTTATACCATAATCTCTGACAGACAATTAGAGGAGTATTGCTTTTTTTGCGGAGATTTTGATGTGTATTCTGGAACTGGTGGAGGCGGAGCGCTTAAGAATATATCTTATTATTCTTTACAGGCAAATAGGTTCGGTAATGTTGTCGCCCTGAATCTTGGTGCTGATGGACCAGTATATACTCTCTATGTTGGTGGAGACCCCCCTAACTATGGTCCTGGTTCATTTTATATGGGTGGAAACTTCACGCATGTTGGATTTAATACTGTATTGCCTATAGCTTATTATGCGGGTTATAATATTGGTGGCGGTGGCGGTGGTGCCTATACGACATCATCACCCGCAGTTCTTGGACCTGTAAATTATATAGAGCGGTCGGCGGTTGATGATACGCAGAATATAATAACTGGATATATAGACGCAACTACAGCTGGAAATGCTGGTGCTGCTTATGTATTAAGATTGACTCCATATACTAAAACACCAATAGTACTTCCAGGTGGAATAGCTGCTGCTGATGGTGGAGTTGGTGGAGTTCAATCCATCACAAGTGGAGATTTAGTTGTTGCTCCTCCCGCCGTTCCTACTGCGACCTTTGATATTATTATCACATATCCATCTGGTCCTGGTAATGTAAAATCTTATAGAAGTCAAACTCTCGGAACATGGGTTTATAATCCAGCACTTACAGGTATAATTTCATCTAACGCTGGAACACACGGCGTCGGTGGATTAAAATATGAAGCTGGATTACTATATTGTTATACAAATAGCGTTGAATGGAAACTTCTTCAAATTACGACAGCAAGCCCACTAACTATTGTTTTTACTCTTCCTCCTACTAACGAGTTTTACGCAAATGCCGGAGCGTATCATACTGCTACTATGAACGAGAGAACTTCTCAATATTTTATCGCAGACGCCCAAGCTGAAAATTGGATTGCGGTTGGAGGTTTAGTCGGGGGGTTAGTATTCTCTTAAATATAATTATCTAAATATATGTTATAAGGCATGCCCGTTATAACACATATCGTCCGTCAAATCTTTTCTTATCCTTTCATGCTAAAGATATGGGAAAAAGCAACCCCTAAAGAAGCACGAGCATTCTGGACTATCCAGCGCCCGGCATAGACCACCAAGAACGCCAATACGACGCAATCTTCTTAAAAATCTTCAACATTTATATATCCGTGAGAAAATAAACGCACGCATATATACTGATAAATCTGTGGCGAGGTGGTAAGGTGGCGACCTTTTTTGGGTTCATTTAAAAATGGGATTTTCCTAACACAACTAACAAATCCCGCAGGACTGTTAGGACTGTTAGGTGATTTAACTTTTCAAAATCAACCTAAAAAGCATTACCACCTCACCACCTTACCACAGCGGAGCGTATGTACTGATAAACCTATCGTTTAGAAACAAAGTTCGCAACAATCTCGTCGTAAGACAATCCGCTCTCTTTCTTAATCTTTGTCATATAGTCATAATAGTCGGATAGGTCCTGACCGTGATTAAGCATTTGTGAAAGACGCATAACATCGTGCGCCCCACATGTCGCCTTATCGCTCCCCTTGCTTTGGTATTGAACGGGATTATGAACCACCTTGAACTCATTCTGATTCTTCAAAAGATTAGTGAGATACGGAACTGCTTCACCGAGTAATCGTCGGTCTTTTGGATTCGTCCATTTCAAAGGTGCGTCAATCTGCGAACCGTAAGAACAGAAGAACTCAATCGTGTCGCCATACCGCATAAGCAGAGTCCAGTGTCCGTTGTTAGGAGCGTGTTGATAAAGAATAAAGGCATAAGACTTATCCTTTGGAAGCAACTGGGTTATGCTCTTATATTTCGCCAGGTCAGAGTATCGCATAATCTTTGCGTTGGGATAGTACGCCCTGATGTCAGTATCGTCCATCGGTTCTTCTATGATTTCTTCCACTTGTGGATTATCTTCTTTGCTCTGTAAATCAACATTAGGCGGAAGGGCAGGTTGAGCCGAACCACCCCAGAGAACTTTGATTGCGAGATTGTTTTTTGACATGGGGTCATTCTTCCAATCCCCGCGCATCTTGGTCGCACGGGCGAGATAAGCTTTGCGGTGTTTCTGTGCTTCTTGTGCGCCATCATTCATTCCATATTCTATAAAATCGCCATAGCCTTTACGCCCGAACTTCACGCCATTCAATTCTAACTTATGAACTCCATCATTCGCATATTTTAGATTATTCCAGTCCTTATAACCCGCCTTCTTTGCGTATTCCTTCGCTTCCTTCAAAAAGGCATCATCTTTTGGTGCTTTATATCCACCCCGCAAATGGAAGAAGGGAGTTGAACCACCCTCATAATAACCTTCGTAAGAAGGAGGAGGAGGTGGCGGTGCGAGCATATCATCATCATCATCTTCTTCTACTTCTGCGGGCATATTGTCGGCACAATGTCCGCACAACATAGACCCATCGTCCAATTGAGCGCGTCCTGCGTATTCAGGACTTCCATAATAAACATCATCGCCACATTCAGCACAAACGAAGGCAATATCACGAGCAAAATCATCTTCGCTTTCCTCGTCTGCGTCTTCCATGCTCTCTTCATCTTCTTCGCTTTCTTCTGGAACATCTCTACCTCTCTTTCGGTCTTCTGGATTAGGGTCGGCACCGCCCAAAAAAGAACTGATTCCTGATATTGCTTGATTTATCCCCCAATTTGCGAGCTTCTCGGGAATCGTTTGTTCTTTTGGTTTCGGCAACCACCCCGCATCTTGAGCGTAATTTACAGCGTGTTCGGTAAGCGTTTTACCGGTTAAGATTTTACTCAAATCGTCCCAACCTCCTTTACCACGCAATTCGGGGTCATCTCCACTACACCCGCATTTATCACCACAATCTTTACATAGATGTACTTCTGTATGTATCTGACCGCCACACATAAGGTCGTCCATTCCATCGCCATAATAACCGCCACTCATTCGGGGAACAGGTATTCTATGTTCCTTAATGGTCGCAACTATTTCCGCCTTATCGGCACGGGTGATACTCGGAAGAACAATCTTTTCATGTTCTTTCGCCCAATCCTGTACGGCATTAACGAGACAACGGCGAGGCAATTCACTCGTCATTTTCTTCATCTCTGCGTCGGTTAAATCATCTTCCAATTCAACAACCGCGCGAGAATGCCCGTAAGGTTTTCGGGGCAGTTTCCAACCTTTACGGTTAGGGTTCGGACCACGCATCGCCATCTTGGTTTGGCGGACGCTGGTTGCGGGTCTGCGTGGATGTTTGGAACATGTTCCCGATTCAGGGTGGGGCATATCCTTCTCCGACAATTCTTCCAAATCAGGGAACTCCTCGTCCAATTCTGCTTTTGTTTTAGCTTTTATCTCTTCACGAGTCTTTTTCGGTTCAGGAGCAGGTTTAGGAGCAGGTGCGGACTTCGCCTTCTTCGCCGCTTCCTTTTCCGCCGCCTTCGCTGCCTTCGCATCTTCCTTTGCCTTTGCCTCCAATTCTTCTAATGTAAATCCCTTTTTAAGCGGTTTGCTTTTTGCTTTTGGAAGCGGGTCTAACCGTTCTAATAATGCTTCATAAGTTTTATCATTCGGTTTCGCCTGTTCCTGTTTAACCTTTTCGTCCAGAACGCTCAAATAAACAAGGTAATCTTCCTCATTATCATCAGACCACGCTCTCCTTGCTGGAGCATCCCAAAACTTATTGAATAAGACCTTCTGTGAGTGTGTCTTTCCTAACCCCCAATCAAAAAAATCTTTTTCACTAATCCAACTCATTATGAATAATATATTTATACAAAGAAAAATATATTAATCGCTAAACCTATTATTCGCTCATCTCGCTTCCACTCGCAGTTGCGACTTTCTTATTCGCATGTCGCTTCCTCATTCGCTCTAACACTTCCTCGTGATGACGCTCATAATACACCTGTGAATGCTGTCGGCATTTCTCACGGTATTTATCGGCATGGTTCGCGCGCCACTTCGCTTGTGCCTTCTTCGCCGCCTCGCTTATTTTGCGTTTGGGCGCTTGTGTGATTTCAATTTCGGTAATTTGGAGTTCCATCTTGGGGTATATACTGATAATCTGTTTAAGTCGGTTGTTATATACATATATAGAGAAAAAAACGCTTTCAATTTTTTTATTTATTAGCATTCTTATAGATATATTCGCCTTGCTGACCTACGCTATGTCCCATCGCTTCCGCATCATCTTCTTTCTCTGCTTCCACATCGCCGTACTTGCTTGTCAAATAGATATGACGGAGTTGCGTGCTTCCTATGCCTGCTCCCAGCGCCGAATTAAGGATACGAGTGATTGCGTTGATTGCGGTCAGCGGTTTCCCGTCAGCATAAACCAGGAATGGGACTGCGAAGTCTTGATTCATCGCAATCCTGCCTTTTGCCCCACGCGGGATAGTAGGGTGGTATTTTAGGTAAAGGGTGATTACTTGCTTCAGCTCGGGAGCAACGAGGAACTTCTGTTCGCCGTATGATTTGCTCGTCTTGTATTTTTCATAGATGAACTCCATTTTTGACAGGTCCAAATAGTTTGCCTTCCTATCGGTCTTCTCATAGGAGGGGACAACGAGCATTTCTAAATAATCGCCGTTTCTGCGGGGTGGCTGTAAGACATAGAGCGATACAATCATATATTTCAACAACGCATCGTATTCATGTGGCGTCAAAGTCTTCGGCAAAGTGTCGGCAATCTTTTCCACATTTTCGCCTAAACCTTTGTATTTTTCCATTATGTCTTCCCACTTCGGCAATCCGTCGTTTGTCTTCTTGGAGGTGGTCTCCTTGATATTCTTATTCATAGTCATCATGTCCCCATAATAGGTGTTGTAAAGCTTCTTGTGCTTTGTGGTTGTTCCGCCCAGATTGAGGGCAGACACGATTGCGATAATAAACGACCGCTTGGTAGTGTCGGCATAATGCGCTATTTTCGCAAACACAGCTTCGGGTTTCTCCAAAAATCTAAAGTCGGTTAAAGGTTTCCCGCCATTCAGTTTCACCAGGTTTTTCATATACAAACTGACGCTTTTGGGTGCTAAACCTTTCTTCTCAAAGGCGTTGGATAAATGTGTTTCAAACTCGCTCATCTTATATTATACACTAACATAATATAAAATATTTAGATTATTATCGCATTAATCCTTAACCCCACGCAACCAACGCCACCAATCTCGCAAATATCCCCGCTTCTGTGAGAGTTGCTTCTGCGACTTCCGTGCGTCCTCCGCCTTTTCTTCCTCAATCTTCTTAATCAATTCATCTAATTTCATGCGTTCATTCGTCGCCCAATTAAGAACATCTCCATTATTCGTGTTGATTGCGATACTCATCACATTAAGTTCTTCCATAACTTCAGGTCGTACATTCGCTAAAATCTCGCCAACATTCAGGGGTGGTGTTGCCGGTCGGGGCAAAGGTTCCTCAAAAGGGATTTCCGGAGTTTGCGGTTCTATCACGGGCGACCCTAAAGGCATTCGGTTCTTCTTTGTTTTCGCCATTAAAAAAAAGGTAAGTTATATTATATACTTACCTGCGATTATTTTTTTAGATTATTTCCGCTTAATCGCATTCTTCCACATCGTCCGTTCCATCTTGGATTTCCTTGATTCCGCTAAACTCTTCATACCGCATAACCCGCTTCTCAACGAAGTACGCCAACATCTTATCTATGTCAAACACTCTATAACTGCCCTCCCTGCGTTTCTCGCAACTTGTCGCCTTCGCTTTTTCGCTGATGTCCCTGTTGTTGATTTTCATGCTTAATCCTGCTGCCGCTGACGCACCCTTTTCCCATTTCTCGCCATTCTGTTCGCAGAACATCTTGTATAAATCCAAACACTTCGTAGATGTCATTTCCAATTTGTCGTTGCCTTCTTTCTCCTCACGCCAGTTTGTCCTCACAATCCATTCCAGGAATGTATCTATGTTGCTCCTGTTGCTTTCGGCGATGCGTCGCTGATACTCGGTAATCGGTGTCGCTTTCGGGTCATCAAAGTTGCTGGTAATCTCCCGCTTCTTGAACCATTCGTAAATTGACTTGACGCAATTGTCGTCTTTCAAATAGCCGTAGAACTTGTCAAAGTATTCGGTGTCTCCCAAACGCTTATCACTCACACGCAACATCCAAAACCGACGCGTGTCCTCGCCAATCTTGAATCCGCCCTGCTCGTCATTCGTGGTCGCAATATAGTTCGCATAATCGGACATTTCTTGTGCTTCTGTTCGCATCGCACGAATACTGATTTTCGGTTCAGTAATGTAGTGTTTGATTTCGCCCATACTTTTCGTAGTTTGGTAGTCTCCGATTTCATTCAGGACGACAATCGTTTTTCCAATCAGGTTGCCGTTGAATGCGCCCCAAACATCACGGTCGGGTTTTTGGGGTTCCCACACTTTATCCTTGCCGAGCATTCGTTCAAACAAACGGATAAGCGAGGATTTGCCTGTGCCTTCCCCTTTGGATAAGAGGATAGGGCATTTCTTCGTTTTCATGTCGGGGAATTGAATGATGTGTGAAATCCAATCCAGTAGATAGTTCGCTTGAGGAACACCGTTGTCGCAGATGACTTCCAAAATGTGTTGCTTCACAAAATCCACCGCATCTTGATTGAACTCGCAGAACTTCACTTGCTCCATCGCATACGGCACCCACAGATTCAGTACATCGTCAGGGCATTTCGTAATGTCGGGGTAAGTATCCATTTTGGAATATTTCTTGATGAGTTCGTTGTTCGTCGTCCAGAGTTTAATCCAATTCTGTCTCTGTGGATTATTCCCGCCGGTGTATCCACACCAAAGATGTTCGTAAGCGCTCGTGAGCTGTGCCTTGTCGCGAATGACGACTCTGGTTTCATGTTTCTCCACATACAGACCGCAGTTGATAATCTTGGCGTGGGTCTTCTCCCAGATTGCCGAGTAATCCTCAAACGACATATCGGGGTCGGCTTCCTTGTTCGGTTTCTCCTTCATAAGTTCCATATAGGGTTCGGTGATGTCGTAGCATTCGTCGTGGTGGAACTTGACGCACCATTCCAAATCCAATCCTGTTTCCGCCATTCCAATCTCGCTAAAACATTCCAATAGTTTATGCCCGCCATACTTCTCACAGTTAGGACCCCAAAGCATAAACCCGTCATAGATGTATGACCCGACTTTGAATGCTTCGCCCATTTCAGGAACACGCAACAATCCTTCACGGTCGCAGAACGCCAAACATGCCGACACGACGCGAACCTCGTATTCCTGACCTATCCACGCAACCATCGTGTTAAGGTGTTGGAACTCGGAGCGTTTGTCCTTTAGCATATTGCTCTGTCGGGCGCTTTCATAGAGTTTGGGATTCGCCTTTTTGAGTTCAGCAACCCAACCATCTCGTTCTGCGAACATTTCAACCAGCACATCGTCGTAGCAACCATTCGGGACTTTCTGCGCTCCAAAGATGACTTGAGTTGCTAAATCCTTCGCTGCGTCTCGGGAAAGGTTGAACTTCTTGCTCCATTTGATAAGGAGTTTGTCTCGGTTTTCGCAATAGAAGGTCAGAGCCTCGTGGTCGGTGTATCCATTCGCCAAAAGGAGTTGATTGATGATGTTGGGCTGTGCGTTCTTGATGTCAAAATCCACATAGTACTTGTTGGTGAGCGTATTGCGACAGAACCGCTCCATATTCGCAAACGATTTCTCGTCTCGCACAAAGGCACGACCGAAGCCGTGTTTCGCACGACCATAAACGCATTCCTTCGCGTGTGTCTTCTTGTTGTAGCGAATGTAATAATCACGCAAAGCGTCCTTAATTGTCGCAGGAACGGGTCGTCCTGCTTTCCTCATTCGCTCTATGTGGAATTGCGCTCGTTCTTCCAGTCGGGGGCAGTCCATAGTTGCTCTAATAACCCGTTCGTCGGGAATATATTCATGTAAGACAGCATCGTCTATCCAGAGCGTCTGTTTTACTAAAGTCATTTGGGGAATGACATCGCCGGTGGTGGCGGTGGCGCCGGTGGTGGTGGTGAGGGTAAGGTTTTCCATTCTTATCAGTATATACGGGAATGCCTTTATATGTGTTTGCCTATATATTATATACTGATAAAAAAACCTTTCAATTTTAATTTAAATAAATATTTGAGTAAAAATGTAAATTGAATATTCAATATTCCTAAACATGTTGGAAAAAAAAGGGGCGAACCCGCTGCCCCTAAACTTACCTCTTTAGTTGGTGGTCCTGTATGCGTCGGGATTGAAGCGACCCTTTGAGCGAATGAACTCTGCCTGACACGCCTTCGCATAAGTGTCGTTCTTGCCGGTGAAGTCGGCGTAGGTGGAGAACTCAGTTCCGCCGAACTCGTAGAACTTGCCTCCATCTTTGCGAACCCAGCCCGCAGAACCGAAGACAATCTCACCGCCGTTGCGGTGCTGTTCCATCACGGCATTCAGGAAGCAGAACCCGTAGTTCGCCTTGCCTTCCATAATCTTCGTGAAGAACTCGGCGTAGTTCTCGCCGATTGTCTCGCGCGCCTTCTTTGCGTGGGACGAAATCATAACGCGTTGGGTTGCTTCGGGGGCGGGAAGATGACAGGTCTCTTCGGTCAGGTTTTGGATTTTTTGAATGTACTTGTGCTGGGGGAACACAGGGTCAATAATTCTTCCATCGCGGACCACCCAGAAGTGTCCGGTCATAGTCTTCGGGAATGCCGCCATACAGGCATTCATCTTGGGGAACTCGGTTGCCGTCATGTTGAAGTAAGTCATCGTTGTTGTCTTTGCGTAATCACTACCTATATACTG